CTGTTTGTGAAGCAAACGGTGAGCTATGGAATAGTGGTACTGAAAGCGATAAGCGTATTGCTCGTGATCGTAAGCGTAAGCTTAATTATGTGTCCAATATTCTTGTTGTGGAAGATCCTGCTGCTCCTCAAAACAAGGGTAAGGTGTTCCTATTTAAGTACGGCAAGAAGATTTTTGACAAGATTCAAGAACAAATGAATCCAGAATTTGAAGACGAGAATGCAGTTAATCCGTTTGACTTCTGGAAGGGCGCAAACTTTAAGCTGAAGGTTCGTAAGGTTGAAGGTTACGTCAACTACGATAAGTCTGAGTTTAGTGCAGCTTCAGAACTGCTTGATGGCGATGATGCCAAGCTTGAGGCTCTATGGAAGAAGCAATACGCTCTAAAGGAGTTCGTGAATCCCAAGGAGTTCAAGAGTTATGCAGAACTCAAGGTAAAGCTTGTAGACGCCCTAGGAGGAGATGTTCGTGGCGAATCGTCTAATGACGATTCTGTTGAAAACGAAACTCCAGTTCGTTCTTCTCGAAAGCCGTCTCCCAAGACGGAAGTAGATGAAGATGTGGATGTTGAAAGTTATCTAAAGTCTCTAGGAGACGAATAAAAAAAGCCCCGAAAGGGGCTTTTTCTTTTATCCCATATCTGTTCGCCATGCGGGGAAACTTCTGAGTTCCATACGTAAACCTAGTAAAGAATCTGCGGCACTACTAACATTACCGTTACTTCCGCTATCATTAGAAGAATAATTATTAATTACTGTTGGCGGACTGGATGTGGCTTTTTGTTTGGTTTGTATATTTTTTGTTCTTTCTTCTATTGACATTATTTCTTTATGTTTATTATTGATATCATTAATATTAAAATTGTTTTTTTCAATACTATCGGTGTTTATTAGATTACTGGAAGTAATATTTGTTTTAAGATCATAATTTACTGGTTTCACACTAGTATCTGTTTGTTTTGTTAGATCTAAAACACTTCTTTGAACATTAAATATATTTGGTACTCCTGATTTGCTAGCATTGATAGGAGTTGTGGTTGGTGTTTCTTTCATTAAATTTATGCTATTTTTGGTATTAGCAGTAATATCCGGAGAAGCCACTAAATCCGAAGACTGTTTGTTTGCTTGTAAATTTTCTACAACGTTATTAAAGAAACCAGAAGGGGTTGTTGGTTCGTTTGTTTTATCGTCCTGCATAGTTTGATTCTCCCATATTTCTCATTTTAATTGTTTTTTCTTCTTGAAGATGTTCTTTAATTTGTTCCACATGAATAGTTCTTTCCCACGGAATCATCATTTCTATTTCATTTAATTGATAATTATGATAATATTTTAATTGAAAATTTTGTTTATATAAATTTTCAATGTTTAAGTGTTCAAAAAAAAAATTTATGTAGTTGAATAGACCCTTTATACTTATTGACCGTTCTACATCATCTGATGTTTTATACGTTTTAAGTATTTCAATTTTACTAATAGAGTCAAAATAATTTGTTATTAGTTTTAATTGTTCTGATGTCAGAGCTTTTACAAAGTCTATTAATTCATTCTCTAAAATATCTTTACATTCTTTTATTTCTGCTCTAGTTTGTACTTGTTTCATACACGATGCTATAAACTTATAAAACGATTCTTCATCCGAATCGTATTCTGGAGTTTTAAAAATAGTATCTGCGGTTGGTTCGTTTAATACTAATAATAAATTTTCATTTAATTTTAGTTTATTGCTTGGTGTGTTTGTTGTTATTTTTATATCTTTAAGTAAATTTATTTTTAATTGAATAGTTTCATTTGTATGGGGACATCTTAGAGTAAATCCTTCCACCTCTCCTATGGATTTTGCTCTAATTAATAAAAACAAATACTCTAAATCACATATTTTTAATTTTTTTACATCAGTTTTTTTAAAATCTAAACAACATTCTAATAATATATTTTCTAAAGTTTTTAAAATACCTGAACGAGTTGCGGTAGATTTTGCTAATATGAGAGCCTTTTCTTCTGATACTATTAAAGGTCTAAAACATACAGATTTACCAGAAGGTAAAGTTTCGCAGTATTGAGGTAAAGTAGAAATTAATAAATCTTTAAGAGCCATAATATTAAACTATCCGGTAATATCTATAGTTAAAATCCACAGTTAATGTTAAGTATTGATTTGGTATATCATTACTAAATTGACTTGGTAGTAATAGTTTTGGATACGCTTCGTATAAATTAAAAGTCTTTTTTACATTTCCATCGTAATCTAATGCTTTTATTGCTATAGTTGCTAGGTTACTGCCACTATTTCTTTCAACCACACTGTTTGATTTTGCGGCGTATAGTCCTGGAGCTAATGGTGTAAACATAGTGTTATACCAATTTTCAAAATAAGTTCTTACGTTCCAATCCTGATCTACTATAAAATCAATCAAAAAACGGTCATCATATTCTCTTTTTACTGGTATAGTTATTAATGGTCCAGACGGAGAAAAAGTTTCTGGAAAAAATACTAAAGTTTGTGCAGGTATTTGTGATTGAGATGCCCAAAATGGTCCAGCCACAGCACTACCTTTGGTAATGGTTACTTCAAATTTATTACTTCTTTGAAATCCTTTAGAAAAGTAATTAGTTATTTCTGTTATACTGTTTGATGCCATTTTAACCTTTAAAAATATCTTCTTCTGTTAGTATTTGAAATACCCATCCATTTTTTTTACAAAAATTAGTTGCTGCTTGCCATTTACATGTGTTTGTTTCGTAAGTTATACACTCGTTTAAATACGCTCTTTTGTTTTTTCTTGGTTTAGGTTTTGTTGTTTGTTTTTTGGGTTTTATTTCTATCACATATGTCTTTATTTGTTCTTCTTTTTTTGCTTCAAACACAAAATCCGGATAATAATGGTGTACCTGATTGTCTATTGTAGAATAGTACGGTATTTTTAACTCCTCACTAGACCATCTGATAATATTTTCATTTTTATCCAAATATTTACAAAACTTCCTTTCCCAAGACGATCTACAAACAATATTGTTTGTGTTGCCTAAGTATTTATCTGGAAATTCCGGAATATATTTTGTTTTATATGCCATTAAACTTAAATATATATGATAAGTAACAAAATGGCAACAAGAATAACATTTCCAGGCGATGGCATGAATTCAGAAATTCCTGTATTTTTGACATTTTATTGGAATCAATATAAACGATTTAACAGTGGCCGAACTTCTGCAGCAGTAAAAGCGGGTGGTAATTATATTTCTGTACCGTATCCTAAATTATTTAATGTGTCTAATGACATGAAATATACTGATTCTGGCACAATAGGAGGAAGTCCTATTGATATAATGAAAATGAAAGTAGATGAAGCTTTTAAATCGTCTCAATTTATGTACAATTACTTTCAGGGTGGAAATGCCTTTACTTTTGATAATATGGAAACAGTTTTGGCTCCTGGTGCTAAAAGAAAATATGTTGTTAGTATGGATCTTGTTGCAAAAACAACAAGTCAAGCATCACAAATTAAACAAATAATAACTCAATTTCAATTAAATACTCATTCTAGTTGGAATGGAGCAAATAAATTAATTTGGACACATCCTCCTCTTTGGTTTATAGACGCTACTAATTCTGGCGCTGGTTCAATTCCTGGTTGGTCACCTACAACACTTCCTTCGGTTTTAACCCATATGGACGTGAATAGAAATCCAATATTAGATACTCCTTTTAATTTGAATGGGTATCCATTAGCAGTAAATATAAATTTAACATTTTTAGAACTAGAACCTGCTGTAAACTACAATGGCAAGCTAATAAACCGCGCAGAAACGTTCAAATAATTTTAATATATAAATTATAATGTTTGAAAATTTTTCAAAAATTGAATATTCATTAAATGGTCAAACTTTAGAATTTACTGATATTTTTACGTCTATTGAGATAAATAAAGATTCGCTTGTTGATGTTGAATCAATACAAAATATAGAAAATTTAAGACCAGATCAACTGTCAAACGTTATTTACAATGATCCAAATTTATTTTGGTCTATCTTTTTATTAAATAATAATAGAAATCCTTTTATTGATTGGAAACAATCTATCGATTCTCAGATTGATCAATACGATGAAGTATACGATACGGCGGTATTTCAATTTGGAAATACTTCAAATTATTTACCGTCTCTTTCTACTTATTATGCTTCTAATGCTCTTAATCCATATTTAGGTATTACTTTTTCAAATATTCAAGAAAATGATATTATCGTGTTTGAAAAAGGAGATGGTGCGTTTAAATTGAAGGTATTTGGTGCAGGTCAATTAAAATCTGGAAGCACATGCGGGTATCCCAACTTTGGTCAATCAGCAATACCAGATAATTTTTTAAATAAAAATCAAATAATTGATACTTCAGTTGGTGGAAATTTCACAGCATGTTTAGACAATATTGGTAGAATATGGGGTTGGGGTGAAAATATTGGTTTAGTGGAAGATGAATTTCAATTAATAGATAGACTATACAAATCACCACTTGCTGGCTATACTCTTATTAATGTAACTAAAAATAAATTAATTGCTTCAACAACAATTTCCGATTCAAAAAATTGGTATTGTTACGGCGATGGTTGTACAACCGGATTGGGTTATCCAGTATCAGAAAATAAAACAATAAAACAATTTGAATTTACAAAAGGATCAACGTTTAGTGGTATATTATTATTTTCTGATAATACAATAAAAACTTATGGTGGATTAACTTATACAGAATCATTCAATACAATAACAGATGTTTCTTGTGCAGAAAATTATTGTTTAGGTATTATTGGTGATTCTGGCGTTAAAGAAGGAAAAGTAACAGAATTTACATACTCTGGAATTAGTGCTGGATTAATTCCGGGATTGTCAACAAAAATAACAAAAGTTGCATGTGGTATAGATCACGCAATTTTATTGGGCGAAAATCAAAATATTTATTTTGTTGGAAGTTCTGCAAATGGAAGAACAGATATTCCATCAGGATCTTATATTGATATTAGTGCCGGACAGCGGCATTCTGCTGCCATAGATACCGAAAACGTATTACATGTTGCTGGTCAAATATTAAAAGAAAGTGGTGTATGTTCTGGAGTCACTGCTTATGAGGATTTAATTTCTCCTTTTGGATCATTTGGTTCTATCCAATCAGGAGAAAATCATCTGCTTGGTTTAGAAACTGGAACTAATGTAAAATATAATGGAAGAATTGTTCGTGTTGATGATGTGTTTAAAAGAATATATGTTAAAGGAATTAGTGCGGATAATATCCCTATATCTACAAACGATCCTTCAGGAACCGTTGTGTCCATTGTAAATTCTAATGGTTTAGGAATAAAGAAAACAATTCAACATCAATTATTGAGTATAGATTTATATAAAAATACACCATTGTATGTTATTGATGCAGATTCACAAATTATAGATTTTTCAAAAAATAATGGTGCAGATTGGATTAGTAATTACATAGTAAATTACCCTAATGCAGCAAACAATAATTATTATATTACTCCTGCTAAATTAAATGAAGAAACTGTTGTTTCTACTGTACAGTATTTAAGAAGCACAAAAATAGGTAATTTTATTAATCAAGTAATATATCAATTAAAAACTGATAATAGAATAAAAATTAATTTAAGTGATTTATGACAGACACAAAACAAATCTCAGTACCAAATATAGTAATTAACGAAATAACATTAATTAATACTGTTACTAAAGCTCGTTTTGTTGTATATCCTAGACCAAACGATGAACCGTATATTTTTGAATCCATCATAATAAATGAAGACATGTTTTCTG